CCGGTGCTTGTTGATCCTAATAACTTTCTCTACCTGCTTCTAGCTCTATACTCAAATCCAAACATCAATCGCATCTGCTATTATCCTCCTGGAAAACTATTCGCATACGGAGGCTTTCACATAGACAAGAAGTTTCACGGCAAGCATCTGTTCATATCTAGCGCCGATGTTGTTAAGTGGGAGATAATAGATTTGCACGATCTTGTAAAACAGTTTCGTTGAATTGTAAAAATTCGTAACTTTAGTCAAACTAACTTTTCCATTATGCAGAAAGAACTAGATCAAGTAAAATTTGACATCCATAAACTCGAGACTATGATTGAGGTACTAGCTAAAGACGTTCAAGAAATAAAAGAGGCTCTCATAGGAAACGAATTTGGTCAAGAAGGCCTTGTCAAAAAAGTAAGTCAAAACTCAGAAAATATAGTTGAGTTGCAAAAATTCAAGCAGAAGATTATCGCTTGGGCAACTGGAGCGGGCCTAGGTTCAAGTGCTTTATTCAATGCGATATCGGAGATGATGAAATGACAAAACTAAAAGACAGAAAAATTGTACGTATCATATCAGAAATTGCCGAAGGAAAAAACAAAGCCGGACAAGTGTTGCACGGCGCACTCGACATCTTGCCATTGCCAAATCAATTCATCGGCAAAGCACTCAAGGCAATCGTTGCAGGAGAGTGGAATCAAACTAAAAGCGAACTTCTTGAAGCGTTTACTCTCCGCAATACTGTGGCGATAGCATTAACAACTGCGTTTATTATGGGATGGGTAACACCTGATCAATTAACCCAGTTTACCGAGATGCTAAACGAGATTCTTAACTCTCTATAATGAAGATTGTAGATAGGCAGATAAAAGATTTAATCCCGGCCGAGTACAATCCTAGACACCTCACAAACGAACAAGCAACTCATCTCGAGGCTTCACTAAAAAGATTCGGCGCAGTAGATCCGGCTATTATCAATACACATCCGGATAGAAAGAACATTATTATCGGAGGCCATCAAAGACTCAAAACGGCGCAACGCTTAGGATGGGAAACATTCCCTTGCGTGGAGTTAGAACTCGACAAAGAGAGGGAGAGAGAGTTAAACATCCGACTCAATAAAAATACCGGCGGATGGGATTGGGAAAGCTTATCAACATATTTTGAGGTTGAGGAATTGACCGATTGGGGGTTTACTGATAAAGAGTTATTTGCATATAGCGAGGATGAATTTGGAGAAGAATTTGACTTACCAGATGGAGATAAAGAACCATTTCAACAGATGACTTTTACGCTTGCAGATAATCAAGCCGAATTATTATCGGAATCATTATCTGATATTAAAAAAACCGAAGAATTTAAATACGTTGAAACCTTTGGCAATGAAAATGGAAATGGCAACGCTTTATATTTAATTGTATCACAATGGGCAGAGCGAAGGAAATAAGAGTTAAAGTAATTCCCTCAAAGATTGCCAATGAATTTGTTAAAAAATGGCATTATTCTGGAAAGGTTGTTCAAAATAGTAAGCTCCATTTTGGAGCATTTTTAGATGGAGCGCTTCACGGAGTTATGAGTTTTGGTAGCCCATTAGATAAATCAAAAGTTTTAAATTTAGTTGAGGGTACAAATTGGAATGAAATGCTCGAATTAAATCGAATGGCTTTTGATGACTATTTACCAAAAAATTCCGAAAGCAGATGTATATCAATATCTTTTAAATTGATTAAAAAAAACGCTCCTCATATAAAATGGATTTTATCTTTTTCGGATGGCACACAATGTGGAGATGGGACTATTTATAGAGCAAGCGGATTTGTATTAACTTCTATAAAAACAAATCATAATACTGTTAAACTACCCGATGGATCAGTTATTCATAAAATGACCTTAGAATCAAATCCAATGCAAAAACGACCGGAACTAAATGGTATATCATATTATGATTTAACCGGAGGTAAATATAATTTCAAAAAATATGTTCAATATGTTAATGGCGAAATATTGAAAGGGCATCAGTTACGATATATATATCTTATTGATAAATCTGCAAAAATATCCGTTCCAATCATTCCGTTCTCAAAAATTGATGAGATAGGAGCAGGAATGTATAAAGGCGAAAAAATTAGTATATTAGAACGACAACAAGCGCCGGAAGTGTAATGGTTGCACGTCCGACAATCCAGTCGGAAGGAGAGGTTCGATCCCATCTCGGCGCTCTATATTATGGCATACGACACAAAAAAATTATATAATCAAGCATTGGAGGAGATAGATAAAAACAATCTATTCTTCGTTGAGGATGTAGTGGCTTACTTAGGTATTGCAAAGCCTACGTTTTACGAGCATTTCCCGATTGACTCTAACGAAATGAACGCCATAAAAGAAAAACTTAACAAAAATGCAATGCGGACAAAAGTATCAATCCGTTCTAAGTTGCATCAAAGTAAATCACCGGCTAGCCTTTTGGCTTTATATAAGCTCCTAGCAACTAATGATGAGCGCAAAGCCTTAGCAATGGAATACAGAGAACATAGCGGAGAAGTAAATCTCCCTAAATTGGAGGTAGTTTATGGTAACGTTCAAGATGGGGATGAATCAAAAGGTTCATCAAAGCCTCGTAAAAAATAAACCTATTAACGTACAACAAGGCGGAAGCTCTTCCGGAAAAACGTACACCATTCTCCAATATCTGTTTATGGTTGGAGCAGAGAATCCAAAGGAAACCATAACTGTAATTGCAGAAGATGTTCCTAATTTAAAGTCAGGAGCGTATCGAGATGCTAAGAATATACTAGCCAATACTCCTGAGCTAAAAATATATTGGCCGTATGAAAATAAGTCGGATCGTATATTTGAATCTATCAACGGTTCGGTTATAGAATTTAAATCATTCCAGGATGAGTATGATGCCCGGTCAGGTAAGAGAGACAGAGCTTTCTTCAATGAGGCCAATGCTATCAAATACGGCATCTTTGAGCAAATCAATATGAGGACAACAAAGCAAACTATAATCGATTTTAACCCGAGCGCAAGATTTTGGGCGCACGATCAACTAGAGGGCCGAGATGATGTCGAATGGAATGTAACGACTTACTTAGATAATGATTTTATTGCGCCGGCTATCGTGGAGAAGATAGAAAGCTATGAGCCAACTCTTGAGAACATAAAGAAAGGAACGGCTAACGAGTATCGATGGAAAGTATATGGTATGGGAGAAGTAGGAAGATTAGAAGGCTTGATATTCCCCAATTTTAAAACTACTAACGAATGGCCTGAGTATAAGTGGAGAGCCTTTGGAATGGATTTTGGTTTTACTAACGATCCTACTACGCTCATCGAGATACGAATGGCTCACGGCGCTTTATATGTCAAAGAGCATATCTACCGGAGAGGACTTACCAACCAAGATATTAGTCGTTTGATAAAAAATCTAGAGATAACGGATCAAATAATAGCAGATAGCGCCGAACCTAAAAGCATCGAAGAACTAAAGAGAGAAGGTATTTGGGTATCACCGGCGCAGAAAGGTAAGGATTCTATTATGTACGGCATTCAGAGGATAAACGAGTACCAGGTAAACATACACACATCAAGCAAAAACCTTATTGAGGAATTTTCTTCGTATATTTGGGCGAAGGATCGGCACGGACAGTCAACGAATAAACCGATAGATGACTTTAATCACGGCATTGATGCGATTAGATATGCATTGACCGATAAATTGCGCCGTAAAAAACTAGATTTCAGTATTGTTTGATGCATTTTGTTATATCCGTTGCGAGAGTTGTGAGAGGCTCTCGTTTCTTTTCATAAAATTGCTTAAATTGTAACAAAATATTTGCAAATGAATTTTAGCGATTTAATCCCTTTCAAAAAACAACGGCTAAACAATCGGCTTAATAGGCAGTTGTTTCGCTATCAATCCGGCTCGCCTATCGTATTCTCAGACACTCAAGAGGGATATGTAGCAGATGCCTATGAAACTAATCCCGATGTTTATTCTGTGGTGAACGGAATAACTAGATCGGCCTCTTCTGTTCCTCCGGTAGTACACGAGGTTAAGGATGTAAAGAAAGCGCATCAGTATCGTAAAATGAAATACGGTATGCGTAACGGCGCTACTCAAAAGAATATAGATTACGCTCTAGAATTAAAAGAGCAAGCCTTTGAGGATGTTACAGATGAACGTGATCCTTTGTATAAGCTCATAAACAATCCTAATCCATTACAAGGATATCCCGAATGGTATGAGAATATGAAAGGTTTTCAGCTAATCACCGGCAACGGATATACTCACTTCGTTGAGTTAGGTGATGGCAGTATTGGAGAGATGTGGGTAATGCCTTCTCAGTTTACCAATATAATCGCAGATGCTTCGTATGAGAGTCTTATAAGGGCATATATGCTTGATGTTTATGGTTACTCAGGTGAAAGACTAGAGGCCGATTCTGTGATGCATTGGAAATACTGGAATCCTGACTATGATGGAGTAGGTAATCACTTATACGGTATGTCTCCTCTCAAGTCCGCACGTAGCGCAATCCGATTAGGTAACGATGGCGATAACGCATTATCCAAAGCCTTCCGTAATGGTGGAGCAAGTGGTGTAGTATTTCCTGACGATCCCGATATCGATAGACTAACAGAAGAGCAGAGAGCGCAACTAGAGCATTATCTCCGATCTATGAATGGCCCTGATAACTATAAATCCTGGTTAGTATCAAGCGCAAAGTTAGGATTCCAGGCTTTTGGTATTCCACCGATAGACTTAGAGATACTTGAAAGCGGTAAGATGTCGCAGAGAGATATCTGTAATGTGTACAATTACCCATCTGAACTCTTAAACGATCCGGATAACAAGACTAACGCAAACAAAGAGCAATCTCGTAAGCAGTTGTATCTTGATAACGTGATTCCTTCTCTAGTTAGAGACTTCGCAGAGATGAACCGTTCTATTGTTCCGAAGTTTACAGATAAAAAGTATCATCTCGACTTTGATATTCAGAGTATCGATGCCATAGGGCAAGAAACCGGAGATAAAGTTACCTGGCTTGCTCAGGCTTGGTGGTTATCACTAGACGAGAAAAGAAAAGAAATGGGGTACGAGCCGATCGGTGATGAAGCTCGATATATCCCGGCCAACCTCATCCCCGATACAACCTTCCAAATAACAGAGGAAGAGATAAAGAGATTGAAGGCCGACTATGCCAATACCAACTCCAAAACCTAACGAAGCGGAAGGTTCTTTTATGAGCCGATGTATTCGGTTCGTAGTTGATGAAGGAACTCCGCAAGAACAAGCAATAGCAATATGCGCTTCTCAGTATAGAAAAGAGAAGCTCAAGGTTATGACTTGGAAAACAATCGACCGTAAGCGAGCATCTTATCTTAGATACGCCAAAACCGAGTTCTCTCGAGCGTTAAAGACACAAGCCAATGAATACCTTGATCAGGTAAAAGCTAACGGCTTATCGGCAGAATACAGTATCAACAGAGCGCCGATTGAAAATGCGATGTTCAATGTGTACTCTAGAGTAATGAGGCAATTTGCTCAAGATACCTATGCCGATTTGATAAAAAGAGCTAACAAGACTGAGGTTAATTGGGATGAATGGGTATCAAGATGGTTTGATGATAATGTCATCGACTTAACGGATTTAATGACTGGAACAACTGAGAGAAGCGTTAGAGAGATTGCACAAAGGGCTATCATTGAGGGATTGAGCATAAGAGAGTTTCAAAACGAGTTAATGAGCAACTTTGCGGTATCGGAGCGCCGAGCTGAACTTATAGGTAGAACAGAAATAATCCGAGCAAGTAATGCAGGCTCTTTGATGGGAGCGCAAGAAACCGGAATACCTATGCAGAAGTTTTGGCTTGCTACTAGAGACAATCGTACAAGAGGATTAGATCCGAAAGACTTATTCGATCATTATTCAATGGATGAGGATAAAGGCATTCCATTAGACCAAGCGTTTAATGTAAGCGGAGAGTATTTACAACATCCAGGAGATAGAGCAGGCTCTCCAGGTAATACCATCAACTGCCGATGTACGATGACATATCAAGTAATAGATACTGATATTGAATGATAATCATCTTCTCATACAACCGGCCTGATATGCTTGCAAGGCTTATAGATGAATGCCCTGAGAAGCCGGTAGTTATTGACGATGGTTCTGATTTTGACTCTCTGCTATTCGCTAAGAAGTGCGATTTTTATCGATTGAACCATAAAGGTAAGCAGGGATTTTGGGCGAACTGGGATTATGCTCTTAAAATATGCCAAGCCTCAGATGATGAATACTTCACATTCTTAGCTGATGACTTTCACTCAGTACAATGGGATGTACTAGGTACATTCAAAAGAGAGGAACCATTTGCATATAATCTACTCAATGATGGAAGGACTCAATGCTTTATAGCTTGCAAACCAATAGAAACAGAATTTTTTGGCGTTCCTTCTATACAAGTATCATTCACAGACTGCGGATATCATTGTAATCGTTCTGCCTTAGAAGTCTTAGAGTTTACTATGCCTCCGGTTGATCCTATGAGGTTTGATAATCCTGAGCTTAGTAGCGGAGTTGGTTTATATCAATCGACTCAGTTCTTTATCAATCACGTTGCTATGTTTATACCTAAAAAGTCATTAGTAAAACATGGCAACCATCCATCAATGATGCACCCAGAACTAAGAAAGAAAGTACCTTTAATTGACCAATAGTTATGACTATTCGCCAACATAATATCATATAGTATGATTAT